AAAAGAAAACCGCCGAGGAGGACCGGGACAAGTACAAGGGTTGGTTCGATGGGAAAAAGGATGCCGGTGAGGATAAACCGAGCGAGGACGCAACCAACAAGAACGTAACGACCGAGGGCTTAGCGGATTATAACTCCGGGGCGCTCGCTCACTACAGAAAGGTAAACGGGCTGTAACAGGCTCCCTCTTGACCAGCAAACAACAACTTTTTAACTCTAAATTTTCAATCAACTAATGTCAGCAATTAAAAGCTACGACTTTACAAAACTGCCAGCGGCCTTAATGCAGGTTTTCGACGGTCGTAAGGAAATTATTACAACCGTTCTGGTTGATGGCGAGGCCTCGCTCCGGTCCGACTTTACCCTCCTGGTAACGGATAACAAGTCGCCGCTTATCAGCCTCGAGGTTATGGACGTATTGAAAGCGGCCTCGGATGAGTTCGACCCGGCCGAGGGACCGCTCAAGTTCGGCGCTCGGACACCCGAGTTCGAGGACGTTGATATTGACTTGCATTTCACTATCGGCGAGGTACAAACGATGTACCGCTCTTACCTGCAATACGTGGCCGGTCTGAAATCGGAAAAAGACGTTTTAACCAATCCGTTCGAGGTCTTTTTCATTAGCGAGATTCTGCGTACCGCTCGAGCTAACCTGCGTACCATTTCCTCGTGGAAAGCCGTTAAGAACGGCGCGAACCGGGGCTCGGCTCATGCCATTACCGGCCTGTTGTCGAAAACGACTACGGCTCGGGTAGACGGTACGATTCCAGCGGCACACGTTCGGGAGGTTACGGCAGCGATTGACGACGCGAACGCTTACGAGGAGGTAATCGCCATGTGTAAGCTAGTCGAGACCGCTAACGAGGCTTTACTCGATACGCCGTTGCAACTCCGTTTGAGTCCCGGCATGGCTCGTTCGGTCAATCGCCGGAGACAAGCCAAGTTCCCTAACCTGGTACGTCCTAACGAGACAATGACGACGGTTGACGGGTACGACAACATTACGTTAAAGGCCGATGTCGGTCTTTCGGGTAAACAGACGATGGCTGTTACGCCAGCCTCGAACCTGTTTTTTGTCTGTAACGAGGACGTTGCCGCTTACCGGCTGAAAGTGGTCGATACGGCGAAAGGTTGGGACATCAATATTCGTATGTCGGTCGGTTTCGACTTTGGTTTCGGCAAACTGTATTTTACCAACGATAAAGTTTAAACGAGTCAGGCTCCCGGCTTAGGTCGGGAGCATCGCTCTAGTCTTTTACACAACCCCAATTTTTTACAACAACAAATACAAATGAAGATTAAAGGAATTTACTCGCTTATTGCCGGTCTGACGCTCTTGCTTATCGGCGCTCTGGTGGCGGTCTCGACCGAAAACGTTTTGCTCGGAGTGGCCTCGATTCCGGCCGTAACAGCCGGTTTCCAGTACGCTACGGGCTATCAGTTGTTTGATATGAAAGTTGCCGTTTTTACGACGTTGGCTTCGATTCCGCGCACCAAGCAACAAACGCTCAACCCTGGGGGCGGTCGGCGCTTGTTTCTGATGGCAACCGACAATTTCGGGGCCGAGTGGCCTAAAAAGGCCGACATCGTTGATGGCGAGATTACGGCCGCGCCGACGCTAGTTACCGGACCTCCCTCGCCTACGTTTGTCGAGGTTCAGGTTTCGGACAACTCGCTTAAGCTCGACGGAGCCCTTAAAGGGCCTACGGGTTATCAGTCATGGGAGCAGGCGCTCGAGGTGAAAATCGCCGGTTACACCAAAGAACAGTGTGCCGCTATCGAGAAGCTGATTAACACCGAGATTGTTGCCGTATCAGTGCTTAACGATGGCACTCGGACGGTTTCCGGGACATCGTTCTCCGGTCTGCAATTCGAGATTATGCACACGACCGGCGCGAAAGGCTCCGACCGGCGCGAATGGACGCTTAAGGCGAAACAAGACGGGTATATGCACAATTATATGCCGCTTGCCGATACCGTCACGATTCCGGGCGTTGCTGCCGCTTAAGCGCCAAAATCAATAAGCTCTAAAATTTAACCATTTTACCAGAAAGCCTCCTCCGAGCAGGAGGAGGCTTTTTTTATCTCTATGAAAAAGAAAATAATCGTTTTGCACCCCGAGGAAAAGCTCATGTTTTCTATTGGCGACCGGGAGGTTAAGGTTTCCGACACAATGCCGCTCGCCGATGCTGAGCTCATTGCGTCTCAATATCCCGGTCGATACCTCGAGATTGTTGAGGAGCCCGAATCGCTCGAGGTCGTCTCGACCGATGTAGCTCCGGCCGAGCCAATTCAGGCCGAGCCCGTTAAGGAGGAACAGACCAAAGAGACGACTAAAACCGGAAAGAAGGCTTAATAGTCTATCCGAGCGAAATATCATTCTGAAATAGAGCTGACGGATCTCGACGAAAACAAAACAATCTATGGAAAGCACCCCAAAGGATATAAAGCAACTCAAAGCGGCCTCCCAATTGGCCGAGATGAATCATAAAGCCGACCCGAACAACGAAAGCAAAAAACGGGCGTATGACAAAGCTATCTCCGAGTATGAGAAAGCATCGGCGGCAGAGCCAAGCCAGGCCGAGCCGGTCGATACGGCTCCGGCAACCAGCCAGCCGACCCAAACGACTCAAGCAACCAGCCAAACCAGTAACGAGCCAAAACCGGAACGTTCGCTCGAGGAGGCCTCAATCGAGGAAATCGAGGCAACGCTCAACACCAAACGGGCCGAGGTAACGCACCTTACGGGATTGCTGAGAACAAAAAAAGCGGCCAAAAAAGCGCAGGAGGATGCCGAGAAGAAGCAAGCTAAAGAAGCGACCGAGGCCGCTACATTGGCAGCGAAAGCGAAAGCCCTAGCCGATCAAGCCGTTAACGCCGGTTCGACGGAGAGCGAGGACTCAAAAAAAAACGAGAATCCGAGCTAACTGATTCGACCGAAATCGACCCGAAAGAGCGGCTAACTATTCAAGCGGATAACTTGAATAAGGAGGCCGCTCTTTTGTCGAATACCCTCGGCGATTTTGCCAAACATGACGACGAAGGCCGGAGGAAAGTTATCGAGCAAATCAAGCAAAAACGCGAGGCCTGGAAAGATGTTACGTACGAGCTCAAGACCGGCCGTAAACGCAACCCGGAGCCCGCTAAGGCCTTAAAACCGACCGAAATCCGTACCGGCATGACGGAGGCCGAAATAAAGGTCGAGCTCCAAAAAACGCGGGTCAATATTTCCAAAAACAAGCTAAAAATCGAAGAGAAGCCCGACCATAAGAACCGGGGGGCCTGGGAGGAGGAGCTCGCTCGACTCGAGGCCATAAAAGACGATTACGAAACCGAGCTTATCCGCTTGAAATATGAGACAGCATAACAAATACTTACAAAAGATACAGGATGAGCTCACGGTTTATCAACGCTATTTAATTGATGACTCGACCGAGCTTACTCAAGCCCAACTCGACACGTTCGACCGGATTGATACGGCTCGCACCTGGTTACGGGAGGGCTTTTCCGATTCGCAGGTCTTAACGATGCTGAAGCGGTCTAAAAGCATTCAGGACCGACGCGCTCGGGAGATTTTGGCCTTAGCCTATTTCGTGTTTGCCGAGCTCCGCTCGAGCCGGGATAAAGAGGGCATCAAATACCTCTACTCGGAAATGTTTAAGGATGCCTATAAAAAGGCAATCGAGGCCGAGGACTTTCGAGCGGCCGCGCTGCTGCTGAAAGAAGCGGCCAAAATCGACGGAGCGTACTCGGAGGACAAGGTTAATAATTCCGATCAGTATAAGCGGCCAACTAAAATCACGATCAAAGTAAAAACGATGAATGTCGGCTCAGCGGCCGAGGCTCAGCAAATAGAAAATACGACCTATGAGCTCGAAAAGTAATCCAGCCGAGGACCTCGAGCTCGAGCTCGAGGTTAACGAGAAACAAGCCATTTTTTTAAACGCCGTTACCTCGCATCATTACGAGGTAGCGGCTATGATAGGAGGCCGGGGGAGCGGCAAATCCGTTACCCTCGGCGATTTTCTCATGTACGCGGTTGAGGAGCTCCCGAGGGCTAAATGTGGTTGGGGCGTTAAGACGGTAGCGAAAGCCAAATCGAAACTTACGGCCGGGATTAAAGCGGCCTGGTTACGGTGGGGCATCGTTGAGTACGACTTTAAAACTGGCCTCGGCTGTTACTGCCTTTGGCGGGAACCGCCTTCCCATTTTGAACGGCCGTACCAATCGCCGGACAACTGGGAGAACTGCATCTCGTTTCCGAACGGGTTCGTTATCGAAATGGAAAGTTTCAAGCTCTCGGCCGACGAAAACCGGGGCTCGAACTTTGATTTATACGTAATTGATGAAGGCCTGAATTTTAAAAAGGCCTGGTTAAAGGTGGTTTTACCAACATTACGCGCAAACGTCGGCAAATTCGATAGTTGCTTGCATCAAATGTTGGCCGTTTTCTCCTCTCCTCCCTGGACACCGGAGGCCGGTTGGTTGCACGAAATCGAGGACCAAGCGAAGAAAGACCCAAATAACTATTTTTATCTCGAGGTCAAGACTAAAGACAATCAGGCCTTTTTGCCTGAGAATTATATCGCCCGATTACGGAAGCAATTAACGAGGCTCGAATTTAAGGTCGAGGTTTTGGGCGAGCGAATTTCCAAACTGCCTAACGGATTTTATCCAAGTTTCCAGTATAATTTACACGTTGTCAAAGATGAGACCGATACGGAGGAGCTCGAGCTTACGGCCTATAACGGCGAGCTATTCTATCAGCCCGACCAAGAGCTCGAGGTTTCGCTCGACTTCAATGCTCACTTCACTAGCTGTACGATATGGCAGTCGGACGACACCCTCGGGCGGCAGATAGACAACCTATTCGTTAAGGAGAACGACGAAGGGCTTACGATGGCGCAGACCTTAGCGGTTAAATTCGTGGTCGAATACGGGGGGCATCGTAAGAGAAAGGTCACGCTTACCGGCGACCGTAACGGTAAGAACAAGAGCGCCGGGTCAACGCAAAGTATGTTCGACCAGGTAGCCACGATACTAAAGGATAACGGATGGCTCGTTACGGTTAGCCCATTGAACTACAACCCGCCGCACAAGGATAAGTTCGTACTGCTTAACGACGTACTCGGCGAGCGGACACCGAATCTATTCCGGGTACGGTTCGATGGCAATAGATGCAAGGCAACGGTTATATCAATTGAGAACAGTCCGCTCAAGTCCACCTATGAGAAAGACAAGGGGAGCGAGTCCTCGGGTATCGACCAGGAGCGAGCGACACACTTAAGCGATACGGTCGATTATTATATCATTTGGAAACTGAAAGGAGGGAGGAGCGAGAGCTCGGGCGATTTCGAGATGAGTTTCCTTTAACCAAGCCAGCAACCTTTCCAATCGCTTAACGACCCGGCTCGATTGGAAAGTCGAACCGGGTCCAAGTTGAAAAAATGACCGAGGCCGGTCGAGTTCGAGCTCGACCGGCCTTTCATATATTCGGAAATTGTGAATTTTGGAAATTTCCAAAATGCCAAAGGGCGGGGTCAATCGACAGAAAGGAGGGTGTTTTTGTGAGTTTTTTGTTACTAATCACCTCATTTTTAACAGGTTTGCTTGTTCCGAGGGTGCAACTTTTTCAGAGCGCCTAATGAACTACATTAATTATAGGTTAATCCTTTGATTTTTAGATGTTTATTCTTTATTTTATAAACTGTATGAGTAGCAAAGAGTGGGATTCTAATGTTATCCTTGTTGCTTTGCGCTCCTCATACTCTTCACGAAATCAACTGAATTGATTGGACATGGATTTGAACGACATCATTGCTGAACTTGAAAACTATAGCCTCGAGCGGGAGGAAACTCGTAGTTCGGCTGGAAACCTACAAGCCGCAGTTGTCTATTTTTTTGAGCAAATACAGAGTCGAGAGAATTGGACTATTCAAGAGCTCGAAGAACTCAAAGAAAGATGTCAAATAACTAAGAGTTTAGGAATGCTCGAATCAGCTTTGTACGAAGAAGAAGGAAAGATAGAGTGAAGTAATAAATTATTAGCTTATTGAAATCTATTTGTAATGGATTTTGACAATATATAAACCACACTTAAATAATGAATTTTAAAACTTGCTATTACAGAAAGGAAGGTCCAGAAATACAATTAGGTTCTAAAGTAAATGCTTTTAACGTAAAAGATTTTTG